TGGGCGTTCTCACCAGTAGCAGCTAGTTGTGCTGCACTTAAACCAGACTGCACTGCCTGTGCGTAAATTGACATTACATTCTCCTACTGGATTTATGGTACTTGCCTTGCCAGCTAATACTAGATATTGATAACCCTAAGTAACCTTCTGTGTAAAACTCTGCTTCTGCTAAGTCAGCATTCTGACTGTAACTAAACTTTACATCTCCGGTATGTAGTGGTGTTTCACCGATTAAACTACCTAATCCACCAATAAATCGACTATTAAACTCTTGGTCGTCCCATTCACTAAAGTCTGAAACTATCTTCATACTTACGTCTGCGGATTCGACTAGACTTAATATAAACTTACTGACGTTTAATCTATCGGATGTTATTGCTACACCTTCCTTACTTACACGGAATGGTCTTGTGGGTCTGTATGCTGACCTGAATTTCTTTCCTACGTACACCTTACATGCTTGCCCGTCACTGATATTCTCGTCGAACTCAATGATGTTAGCTATGTTAGAGTATGCAGCTATATTTAGTGGGTACTCTGTACCATCACCTGTTACTACTACTGTGTCTGCATCTATCAGATAATCTATTGGCGTTGCTACGTCTGCTCCGTTTGCACAATCTAATGTTATTAAATCATCTAAGAAAATATCACTTGTGTTAGTCGCAACACTAGAATACATACTAAGAGTCTTTACTATCACTCTGTTATTCTCGTGGCATATAAGAGTCAGTGTATCCTTCTCGAACGTCATATCAATAATAGTAGTTGTTTCTGGTAATACCCATTTACTCCACGATTGCTGTACCAATTCCCCATTGTTCTTACGGAATTGCTCGAATATGAATAACTCATTATTCGGGGCAGTTTTCGTAGTCATAGCTATCATATTAATATTTGAGTTGGCTGTTAGAGATTCTACTTCACCAGTCATATATCCAATAACTTGATGACATACGGACTTCGCCATATCTTGTGTAGTATTCTCTTGGCCTGTATAAACCTGTAGTCCTGAGCTATCACCAAAATCCATTGGTAGATAAACTTCATTACCCATAGACACTGGCTTGGCACTGGTCTGTACATCATAGGATGTGGTCAAAGGCATCGACACCGTTTGTGGGGTCACTGCTTCCGTACCGTTTATTTTAAACTGACCGTTAGCTGCTACTACTAGTAAATCCCTATTGTGGGTTGTTATACTATGGAGTGCGTCAATGTTAGGTGCACTAGATGCTACACTAACTGGGTCTGTTACTAATAGCTGTACTGCTGATGCTTTCCACCAGTTGTATAAGTCGTCTGTTTCTGACATAGACACAGTATCTTCTGCCATTACTACTAACCGTTTCTGGAAGTAGCTCATACCTGTAATCTTCTTATCTACGAAGTGTGGCTGAGGGGCTGAGTTATCGTCACCAGTACGTCTTTCATTCCACCCTACCGATGGCTCACCTACAGTAAAATCGTCTGTAGAATCGTTATATACGATGGTGTGAGGCATTGTTGAGGCATCAAGTGCATAGTCTTCAAAAGGTGAACGCTGTTCGGCCCATACAACCTCTTCCAGTATTCTTTCTGCTGGGGTATCTGCTTTTAGAGAAGAGTCTGATGTCCCTACAGCCTCGAGGTAGTATGTACCCTTATCTGATATAGGGTTAGGCTTTACTGTGATACGTGTACCATGTACAGCATACAGTGGTAACCCGTCTACTCTCTCTACTTCTTTATTAATTGCTACTATCGATTTAGAACCTTGGCCAGACTGTACGTTCACATCTGGGAATTCTCCATCATCCCTCCATATAGCTACGGATGAACCTAGAGCTATAGCGGATATATCGGCTTGTGGGTTTAGTATCGCTGCTATCTCTTCTGCAACTTTTGCAGTAGCCCTTGCTTGGTCTGCTGAATCAAAGTTACCTGATGTGCCTACTAAGGGTGTAGAGTATACTGCTGTTCTTTGGTTTATTGGTCCCGGGTTTGCCCAAGCCAATACCACGTTTACTGTAACAGTTTCACCATAGTTCATAGCATCTACAACATTGATGTGTGCTACGTTCTCTATTGTGCTCTCGTCTGTACCTGTAGACATGGTTACAGTCTTATCTTTGTTTAGTACAAATGTAGTATCGTTGATGGTCTGTAGGTCCATATTATCTTTAGTACCAATATAGCCAGTAAGGTTACCCGTTACTGTTTTCTCTACATTATCTACGAAAGCGGTTACTGTCCCGTCTTCTTCTACTAACATTCTAAAATCTTTATCTCCCCGTCTATAGGAGTGATGTTTTACATCTGCTGAGGTTGAGTCTAGTAAGTGACTAGTCCATACCATAGATGGTCGCCTTGTTAGCTTCTTCACTGGGTCAGACCGGAAATTTTCTTGTAATCCTGCTTGACCTTCAGCTCTGTTTCGAGGCGATAATGTACTAACACCGTGTACTGGTGTTGGGTAAGAACCTTCAATTCTCATTAGTCTCTCCTGTTATACGTCAGGGTCTCCGAAGAATCTGACATTATTATGCGCGTATGGTCTAACACCACCACGTGCTTGTCTGACTCTCGATTTATTAAATGTATTGTATTGACCTTGTTCTAAGTCATCACGTTGTACATCAATTAGAGCGATACCAGCACTACCTGCTAGGTCTCGTTGCTTTTCTGTATCTTCTAATTCATCTCTAACGAATTCTACTGCTGCTGCATATGCACAGTACTCTTGCATAGACTCAGGCATATCATCCCATTCTAATACACGTACTATACGATGCGCTGTTACATTAGCATCGAATTGGTATGTTTGGTCATACTTGTTGTATAATTTACCTGCTCGTTTAATTACACCTGCTGTATCATCTGCTACAAAGGTAGTAATTTCTGCGGGTATAGTAATTTCTTTTGTTATTGGGTCTGGTTGGTATGTAACATTATAATCAATGTTGAACCACCACCCACGCTTCTGAGCGCGTTTTCTAATCCTATTTAATGTAGTTCTAGCGTTCGCTACGTCAGGATGTGCTGTTGTTACGTCATTAACTACATTAGAGCCAATCAGTTTTAACAGCATATTTAATGCTTCTAATTCATCCATATTAATTTCCTTTGCAAAGAAAAAAGATATAGAAACGATATGTCTCTATATTAGTGTTTAAAAATAACACTTATAAAGCCCTCCAATGAAGAAGGGCTTGAAAGTGCTACTCGTTATTAAGGAGTTGCAGTCTCTAAGTCTGGGTCGAATCTGTAGATACCACCAGCCATCTCTGCTCGGTTAGGAGTAACACCATACGATAAGTATGAGTCAATGAACCATTGTAGTTCAATATCAGAGTAGTAAACTTTAGAAGTTAGTGGAATTGTTTCACCAGCTAATAGAGCTTTAGGCATAAGAAGTAATACTTTACAGTTAACGTCTGCTTGAGTGACGTTATATGCGTTACCGTTACCAGCATTAGATAGATAATGGGTTGTACCAACATCTGCTTGCTTAGGGAAACGATTAGTTACTTGGATTCGTACACCGTTAGATTGAAGAACTTTACCCGCAGCGTAGTCGCCATTAGAGGTAGAGAAATCTTTGTCTAACAATTTGTCGTTCTTAAGAAGTGTGTAATACTGCTCTGGACGCATTAATAATACGGCTTCAGCAATATCTACATCTTTCTCTTCGATACCTTGACATAAGTCTTGGATTGCTAATTCTAGCAAATCAGGGTCTTTCTCGTCATCTACTGCATCTAGAATTACTACTGTTCCACCTTGGAAATCTGCTGGTGCTGAACGAGTGATATCATCTGGCTTACTTGAAGAACCACTAGTGATAGCGTCTGCCCAACCACCTAAAGATACTGCCGCAGGGTCTACGTTAGTAATCTGTGATGCTTTGATACCTTGAACTAGGAAAGATTCATCGAAGAATTTACCGATTTCTTTACCATGTTCTACGCCTACTTCCATACGCACGTCGATGTGAGATAAGAAGTCATCTAGCAAGAATTGATTTGTACGAGCTAGTACAATTGTGTCAACCTTGACTGAGATGTTATCGAAAGTAGGTGAGCTGTCACTTGGACGAACGCCACGAGATACTTTCTGTAATGAGCTATGGCCCATTCTATCGTTAGTTATTGTGTCTGTTCCACGTACCGATTTAAACTTAAAGAACTGACGCATAAAGCTATCTTTAAGGAAGCGGTGTTCCACTTCTCCACCATACTGTTCGATATACAGTGGGTTTACGTTACCTGAATCAATGCCACCCTGATGTCCGTCACGGACTTGGGCTGTTGCTACTGCTTGACCTATAATTGACATTTAGCTATTCTCCTAGGAATGTCGTTTTTGTTTTGTTCTCATGTCTGCTTTATTAGCTCCACTACACATGGGATTAGAGAACGGTTAGATGCCACGGTTGCGTGATTGCATTCGTCGCTTATTTAGTGCTTTGATTTCCGGTGAGGACTCATAGCTATGACCCGCAGCGATAAGTTTCCTTAACTCGCTGTTGTAACCGGCTTTATCTAAAGGTTTCCCTTTATAATCTTGTGATAGACTATCTGCTACTTCTAAGTCAGCCGCTTGACTAAACTCTGGTGAAGCTTTAAATACAGAAATTAGTTCTTGTACTGCTAACTTAGCGGCAATACCACCTTGTGCTAATAGTGCATTAATCTCTTTTCTATCCGATACTGGTACATTTTCTTTTGCCCAACCTGCAAGTTCTTTCCATGTTTCTTCACCACCCTGCGGGTCATTGAATGCTTCATGTACTTGCTCAAATATTGCTGTGTCTTTTGCTTTTGCTTGTGCAACGTTAGACTCATGCAATCCTTGTAGTTTAGCGGCAATTAAAGATGCTACACCAGCACCATGCTTTTCTTCTAAGGCTTTTAGTATTTCAGGGGTTACTTGACCATCTGATTCTGTGACAGCTTTTGCCACTTCTTTCATGTCTAGTCCCGCATCTACTAGTAATCCTTCTACTTGTGATAAGCCAGTTTTATCGAATTCGGGTGCTGCTGCACTCTCTTCTTTAGGTGATTCTTCTGGCTTATCTTCGCTTTTTGTAGGCTGTTCTTCTGTAGCTTTGAGGGTAGGGTTACCATTCTCGTCTAGTGCTGGGTTACTTTCGTAATCAGCATTAGGACTAGCTACTTCTTTTACACCTGTGTCATTAGCTTGGGGGTTTTCTGTGGCTTGACCACTTTCTGTTTTTGTTGCTTCTTCTGACATTTTATTTATTGTCCTTCTGTTGCTTGGGCTACTGCACCAGCTTCCATACCTGCTGCTTGGGCTTGCGCCTGCGCTCGGGCTTGCTGGTTCTGTTTGACTGCTTTCTCGTCCAATAGGATTTTCTGGTAGTCCACGCCATGACCTGCACCAAGAGTTGCAATTAGATTACCATAATCAATACGGTCTGCTACTTGCTCTGGTACTTCAGCTAATGCCAATAAGTCTTGGAAGAAGGCTCTCATTCTATCCAGTTCTGAACTTCTTGATAAGGACTCTAGGCCCGTTACTATCATTGGTTCAATATCAGCAAAAATCTTATTAGCCTTTTTAAGTAGGCGTTTTGCTAATGGTCCTTGGAGTTCTGCTGCCAATCTTGAATACACACCACCTAGTGAACCTTCCAGTTCTTGTGCCTGTAATCTTATTTCCTCTGCTGTTACTCTCTCTGCATCACGAGTTACTTGAGTATTTAATAAGAATGCTGCTGCAATTCTGCGTGCTGTACCTTCAAATTTTCTATCTAGGAATTCAGTAGCTTGCGCTACTTGAGGGGAATGAACAAAGATATCTTCCTCTCTCCCATGCACATAGGCTCCTGAAGGGGCTTCTGTGATTTCTCTTACGTTAGTCATACCAGTAGGGTCTACTAGATTTTTAACGTCTGTAATAATGGTTGTATAGTCTAGTGATGCTTCTGCTAATGTTGATAAAGTATGGAAGTCACCAGCATAGTTTTCCACTAAACCTGTACCGTAATCTTTATTTCTCGTTAGATTCCAAGTCAAAGGCATCCACGGCAAATCATCTTTATGGTATAAACCTACTTTCTTATGACAATAGCATACGTCTTCCATTTCTTGCCAGACAATATAACGTTTTTTATCTATGCGCTGGATACACGTGTATAATGTTACTTCACTTTCTTCTTTGTAATCGTTTTCCATAGCTATCCTAGCGAGTTCATCACTAAGTGCTACTACAGATTTAGTCTCTTTGAGAATCATCTTAACTAGATTACCACGTAGGTCTCTTTTTACGGTGTAGTCTCGTAGACTGTAGTTCTGCATCTTTTCGTCTTCAGGCATGTACAGACAAGAATTCCCTGCAATTATAAGGTGTTGTATAACGTCAGTTAAGACTACTCTACCACCAATTGCATCTAAGTCTTTCATAGACTCTCGTTCTTGTGCTGCTAAGGCTGCATCTACTTCTGCTTCACCTAATCCACCTTCCATGACTTCTGCTCTCTGGTCCAATGTTAAATCCATCCTAAAGAATGGTCTTGATGGTTGGAACATAGTCATCATAATTTTGTTTGCTAGATTAATAACAGCTTGAGCACCAACTGATTGGTAGTCATTCTGCATTTCATCATATTCATTTAACGGGTCGTCTGGGAAAATGTTGGGTAGAGTCCAGCCAGCGTAACGCTCAATTCTGGTAAGTGTCTCTTCTCTAGCGTAGTCGCTACCCTGAAATTGGCCCTTTAACTTATATTCGCCCGTTATGTACTTAGCTTGCGCTTCTGTAAAGTTCAATGGCTTCTCCTAAATTCGTACTGTAGACCCTGAGCGTTGATTAATTTCTTCATCGTCTACTTTATCGTCTACTTCTAAGCTTACGTTAGCTAGTTGGCCAATACCTTCACCTTCGGTCTCTGCAAATACTTCTGCTTGCCTAGCTTGAGCGGCATCTTCTATAGCATCCTTCTTAGCCTGTTTCTTGGCTTTCCTTGCTTCGGTCGTTGTGTAGATTGTGGTTGCTGCCACCACTGCTGTGTATACCCAAGTCATGTTTGTTCTCCAATAGATTTAATTCCTCATAGCTATCTGCTATAAGTTCTTTAGTAATAACCTCCATATCATCTGATTCAGTTTCATGAAAGGTTGTCCAAGTTACATCTTCAAGAACAAGCACAGCGCGTTTAGTCCCTGCTGGGCAGATAAAAGTGCTTGGACCTGTTATAGTCTCGATACCTTCGTCTGTTGCTACCCGTACTGTACCCTTAGATATCACATTAATTTGTGGTCTTCTATGTATTTTACCGACAATTAACGCACCTGCTGGGGCTTTCATTTCCCTAGCATAGATACCGTTACACTTGTAGTGTTCCATATCTATCTGTACGCTATTCTCTTCTTCGTTCTCTTTACATAGTTCGCCTAACAAGAGTAATTCCTGCCTGCGTTGTTCAACACTTAGTGTATCCCATACGTCTTCTTTATTAATTAATTCGTTCATTATCCTCTACCTGCTATCATCTTACTTTCGATATATCGCAATACGGATAATTGACCCTCTTTATACATAATCTCGTCATGTGTGTTCTTTGGGCTATAAACACCACCTTTAAACATTGAATGTAAATGGTCAAGGTCGTGCTTAATAAGTCCTCTAGGGTCTTTCTTGTTTGGTGGTTCTGGTGTTTGGTTATCCATTCTTCCCCCATAAGGTTGTTTTATGCGAAGAAGTACTCCGCATTAAGTATTTCATTTATGTCGTATTCACCTACTTCTGGTAAAGTACTAACATCAATGCCCTGTTGTTCTGCCCAATCTGCTAGAGGGTCGTGTAATGTGTATAGGTCTTTAAAAGCTTCTCGTAGTGCTGTTGCTAACTTCTCTGCATTACCTGCATGAGTACCAAAGTCGTCATGTATCATAGCGTATGCTGGTAGTTCTATCTTATTTATAGTCATTACCATGTGTGAGCTATCAATACTGTGTACGAAATTAGGTGCTATACCATTTCTCTGCCCGTATCTGTTTGGTTCTCCTTCTCCATCTGCATCCCGTAGCTTTAATACTAGTCTACCGTTCAGCTTAGTATTAACGTCTATTGCGTCTGCTTTCTTATAATATTGGAATACTGGAAAGCCTATTGGTGTTACCCAATGTGTGTAACCTTTGCTGATATTCTTCTGTAACCAGACCATAGCTGCTCTAGCTGCAATAACTACCTCTCCAATGGCTTCCCACAAAATAGGTGTCAAGAATTTAGCAAACTCCCATTGGTGCTTCTCGTCTAACTCGAACTTTTCCCACACATCCTGTACATATTCTAGGATATACTGTCTAGCTGACTGCTGAGTAGCCCCATAAGGTAAGGTCATTACTGGCCTTTTAGCGCATTTTCTATCAATCCCGATAGATAGCCATTTAGTAGCTCTTGGGTCGTCTTTATATTCCCGAAGCATACGTATGACAACATTTGCAACGTCCCCATAGATATCGTTAGGTTTAGGAATATTGGCTCGTAGGTTTGTTGACTCTGCCCCAACTGCATCTCTAAGCATTGCTGAGTAATGTTGAAGTCCATTACAAGAACCGTCCATCCCAATTGGGATATTACCCTCGTAATTTTCATTTTGTCCATAATTACATTTACTCCACTCAAAACAAAATGCTAAAAATTGATACGGCTTATCTGCCATACCCCACCACTCCCTTGAACCTATTGGATTATCCACCACACGCTGTATATTACTTCGCATAGAATTAACCCAAGTAATCCTTTCTTCAAAACTAACTTTGTCCTCTCCGAACGTGTTGGCTCCATGGATTGCAAGCCACTTAATTCCAGCTGCTCCCAAGCGTACTGTTCGCTTAAATTGTAGCAACCCTTTAGCTGTGTCTGCTCCTTGGGGGCTAAGTCCACTGGTTGCACAGTAGATACGTCCTCTGAAGTCACAATTGTAGGCGAAGTAAAACTCCGACCATGTACTAAGCTCATTTGCAAGTTTGTAAGATTGCATAAAGGCAAGTATTTTACCTTTCCTTTGCTGTTCTCTTCCGTAGGCTCTTTTGGCCAATGCTTTCCAATCACCTATTTCCTCCTTCTGACGGTCTGTCAGTTTCTCCTTAACCACATCTTTCAGGTGCTTAGGGAACTCCGGTGGTAATATTTGTTGATTACTAGGCATACCGATACCTAAACCATTAACATAAATCGCTTTCTGTACTTCCAATACCTCTTTATTGATTTCCCACGCAGTACACTGTAATCTATTTACAGCCTGTCGGTGTTGTTCCGGGTTATTGCTTTTAACGAATTCTTTATGGTCTTTGCCTTTAGTCTTTATGAACGGGTAGCGTACACACATCTGAGTAGTGTAATATGCTCCTAGCTCGTTCCCTTCTTCCCATGCCTTTGGCTCTACCTTTAGTGGTAACATGAACGGGTACATAAACCCTCGTTCTTTCTCAAACTCTGCTGCCCAATCATCGAATAGCACAGTTGTATCTAACCTTGCGGTAGACTTACCCTTGGCCCAATCCTTACGTATAAACAACACATCCCAGAATACCTCTAATATACATCTTAGTACCCTGCTACCGATTTGTGTCTTTTGTAAAGGTGTCCAGTTTGTCCACTCTAAATCAAAGTCATTAAATTTCTTCATTAGTACTTTATGCTTATGTACATAATCTACTACTTTCTGGTCTTTGAATGAGGCCATCACTACTGCATAATATGCTGGGTGTTCAGCTTCAAACATCTGACATTTTAAATCTGCTTCCAGTCTAGAAGCTATCTCAAGACATACCTTTAGGACCGTATTCTCTTTTGGCATTAAAATTACCTGAAAAGCAGATTTGGTCCCAATGTAGGCTACCTTAAGAAAGTCTTTGTCTAGTACCGCAGAGCGTAATAGTTTGTTATATTTACCGCCCTTGCCTATGTTTTGAGTCGATAATACATCTAACTTCTCTGCCACTTCTTCTAGGCGGTCCCTTAGTAAGTAGCTTACTGTGTCAGATTGGTCTGCTTGACCACTATCCCTCATTCTGTCCTGAGTTGCGTAGTATCTAGCAGTTCCCCGCTCTACACACTCCCTTTCCCATTTAATCTGTTCAGGTATATTCATCACTTTACCTTCTTTTTACGTGCTCTTGCTTCTCTAGCCTTTTTATTTCTAGCTATTCGTTTCTGGTCTTCTGTCTGATGGTCTGGGTGTATTAGATTCACTCTAGGTGTACTATGGTGCTCTAGGTATTTACCTAAACCTATCAGATATTTATCTGTACTGACCCCTTTATGCCCACGTTGTGCTACACGTTTGACTTTCCCTTCAGCACCATTACATGAAATATGCAACGCTGCTCTAACGTATCCTGTTTTGTGGTCATGGTCTAAACACGGTCCATCATACTTCTTAAAAGACTCCCCGCATAGAGCGCACTTCCTGCCTTGACGTATCACTAACTGCTGCAATACGCCTGCTACTTGTGATTTCGTTAATTGCTTTACTGCCATTTAATACCTCACATTGCTCTCCACCTAGACACATCTTGGCCATACCATCGTGACGTGTGTTGGTGTTT